ATCTCTTTTCGTCCCCACCACCCTTTCTTCTCCAGCGTCGGTATGATCTGCTCCTTCCAGTCCTCGAACCTCGTTCCGTTCTCCATTGCGTCTAGTAAGGAAGTATGAATGTCTTCGAGCAGGTCCAGTTTCGTGATCTTTGCGACGGTGAATGCTTTATGATGCGCTTCGTGCATCAGCTCTTCGTAGTTGAAGGTGAGTTTGAAGCCCTTGCCGCGCAGGTACTCCAGAGCTTCTTTGGGCGGAAGGGAGAAGTCTACTATCGGCTTAGGCATCCGATTCTTCCTCAATTTCCGCGTAGCCTAATATTTCGGCATCGGCCATGACGTTTTCAAGCAGCTCTTGGAGTTCATTGAGTTCCATTTTTGGGTAGGCGGCCTGTAGCGAGTCGATAACCTCTTCAAAAGTGGAAGCCTCGTCCAGCATTTTCTCTATTTGGTTCTGAAATGATAGTGCTATTTTTTCCATATTAACCTCCTTAAGACCTGCATCTACACTGTCCGCCGGTTTCTCCTTGCTAAACGCAAAAACTCTTCCGGGTGCGGTTCTGTTTGCCACCGGTATGGCGGCCGTCTTTTCTACCGTGATGTTGTAGGTCTTCTCGATGTACTCTTGCGTCGGTGTCCAGCCCATCTCGCTGATGCTCTTGTCGCGCTTCGCCAGCTCGATGTTCGGGTCGTCCTTGTCTTTTAGTATAACTGTAACATCAGCGCTGATGTTGTTGATCTCTTTGATCATCCGTGCGGCTTCGCGTATGAGGTCGAGCGTGAGGTTCTCGTCCGCCATAGCGATGTCTTCGCGGATGTCATTGTGCACGCCTGCGGCTGCAAACGAGCCGCCCTTTACTTCTGACGTCAGGTTTCCGCCGAGGATGATAGAGCGGATCTGGTTGTCGCAGTACTCTGCTATCTTGTCGAAGTCACCGGCCTTCTGAATCTGAGTGATCTCTATGCTGTCCTCTTCGTCTATGACGGCGCTGTCGCCTCCGAGCATAGCGTAGAGCTCGTCTGCCATATCGTCTTTGTCACCAGAGGTCTTGCCGATAGCCCACGGTGTGCCGTATTTCTCAAGGAACTTTACCCAGAACTCCAGTGAGGCATTTTTAAACTTAACCGGCCAGAAGAGCGCCTCGGCGATGGGTGTGCCCATGGGGCGGTCAAACTTCTCTTCATAGGTGTTGTAAAGTACTTTGTAGGGCGGGATCTCCTCGGACATGCCGTAGCGGGCGAACTTCAGCACGCCCTTTTCGACGACGAAGGTCCTGTAATTGCGCTCGACGAGTTCCGGGCGCCACAGGCCATCATCTGTCCAGTTCAGCTCGAAGACGGCGCAGCCCTGCATCGGTGTATCGAGGATCTTGCGCAGCGTCTTGTAGCCGAAACTCTTCTCGATAGCCAGCTTGAGCTTCTCATCTTTTGTGTCGATGAGAAGTTCTTTTTTGAGTGTTGCCGCTTTTCTGCTGCCGAAGGCTGCTATGACGGTGCCGTCACGTGTTATGCGTCGCATCTCGTCATGATCAAGCCACTCCTGGTCGACGGGCAGGTTGTTCATCAGCGAGGTCAGCAGGTCGCTTGCCGGGGCTGCGGCCGCTGTCCGTTTTGTTGTTTTGTTTGCGATATGTTTACTCGGGTATTGTCTGCCTATGCGTACGCCCTTCATGGTCGTCTCCCTCTTTCTGATCTGTTTCTTACTGTTCGTCTGTTTGTCCTGGCCTTGCCGCTGCCGCTTTTTTTCTGTTTTGCGAGTCTGCTTAGCATGTAGCAGCCTTCGAGGCTGTCGGGAGCATCGTCATGATCTCCGTCAGGGTGATCTTCAAGCTGCTGAATCAGAATGATCTGGTCTTCATGCAGCAGGATCTGCCCGTTCTCGATGGGAAGCTCGAGCGATTCGATGCGCTCGTCTTTGTTCTTCGAGTTGTGAAAGCCTTTGACGGGCATATGGACACCGGCATCAAAGGCGGCCTCAAGCAGCCAGTTCTTGAGATGAAACTGTCCGCCGTTGGTCTCGAAGCCGAACTTCTTGCACTTGAAAAGGCGCTGCAGGTCGATGGCGTTGTCGATGATCTGCCGCGATCCTAATACCCGGTTGTCCGAGACAAGAATGTAGGCCTTGCGCATCTGCCGGTCGACGCCCAGGATAGTCGTGCTGGTAAAGTCGGACTTCTTGCCGTTGCCTGCGGGGTCGCACCATCCGTAGCACTCAAGGTTTGCCGGGGGGCTTTTATAGAAGTGCATTTTTTCGCGTTTGAAACGCTGCGACTCGGAGTTTGGGTTGTTCTGGAGCTCTTTGGCAAAGGAGCGCGGCGCTTCGGCACGCTTGCGCATCAAGGTCTCAAGCGGCACCGCTTCGGGCCAGAGCACCTTGGCGCCTTCGTCCATCTCCGGCCGATTGGCCTCGTAAAAGGCATGGGCCTCGTCGAGCCCGACGTGTTTGTAGAGTTGGGCATAGCGTTCCCAGAGATCCATGCGCTTGGGGAAGGTGATAATGGCACGGTAGATCCTCGGGTTCCAGAACTTTAGCTTCAGCTTGCGCGCCAATACGGCGTCGTTGTGGAGCAGGGTCCCGGTATAAAGTATGCTCATGCTGCCATCGGCACTTCCAAGGTTGCCTACCGCCTCGTCCAGCCATGCCTCCAGCTTGTCGCGCTGGTCACGGCTGCGGACGTTCTCATCGTTCTCGAGGTCGTCGATTCCTGCATGGTCGGGACGATGGACCCCGTGCTTGATACCGCGCACACGCTTGCCCGAGCCAAAAGCCTGGACACAGATATTGTTTCGTGTGACGATCTTTCCGATCTTCCACACCTTGCCTCTGCCGGTAGCATGAGGAAAGTCTGCTTTGAGGTTGTCGTTCTCTTCCATCTCTGCTTTGATAGACTCGACGATGGTCTCTGCAAGTTCTACAGCGTCACTAAAGAGCGTCAGGAAGTGCTTGAGGTCATTGACGATACACCAGATGAAAAAGACCAGGTGTGCATCTGTCGTCTTGCCGTGACCACGCGGTGCGCCAACTGCGAACTTCTCGCCCAGAGCATGTGCGGCCGCCTGGCTTAGATCCTGAATGTGGTCTCCGGCTATGCGGTGGTAGATCTCTTCAAGTCCTGCCTGCAGCTCAGACTTGCCCGGCAGGTAGTAGTAGTGCGGGAAATAGGTCGTCCTGAAGTAGTGGAGGTCTTCACGCTGGCGCTTGATCCGCTCTTCACGCTCTTCTGCCGGCAGCGTTACGTTTGCATGGATCGTCTCTTTGAGGGACGAAGAGTAATCGCCGAGCCACTTGACGTACTCTTTGCGTGTCAAGCGTTCTGCCGTGCGTTCGTCTATGCCTTCATCTAGCAGTTCGGCTTTTGTGTCGGCTAAGAGTCGTCGGAGCTCTTCTTTGTCAAATAGCGACATCAAGTCGCTCCCCGGCTTCGTCGACGATCTCGATGAAGCGCTCCAGCATCGCCTTGTCGCCGCGCGACCTGATGCCTTCGCCGATGACCTGGACAACGTGCTTGATGATACCGCGCTTGTATGCCTCCGGGTCTTCGTGGCGCACGATACCCTTCATCTTTGAGAATGCATCAGAGAGCTTGACGATCTTGTCGGCTTTGTCTGAGGCGCTGATCTTCTCGTCGTTTCGCACTTCTTTGAGCGTGTCGTGCATGTAGCCGATGAAGTCACTGTACAAGTGTTCACGGCGCGGGTTGTCTGCAGATATATGTTTTTCAGCACGCAACACATCCCAGTCGTAACCGCTTGAGCTGTCTTCTGTTTTATAGTTTTGAACAGTGCGCTTTGACGAGCCGAGGATAGCAGCGATCTCTTCTTCATTCCTGCCGACGATGTAAAGCGCACGGGCTATCTCTATCTTTTGCTGTTTGGTTGCCATCAGAATCCTTTGAAGCTCATGGCTTTTTTTCCGTGACGAAAGGAATTGCCTGTCTTGCGCGGCGCTGTCTGCTCTGTCATCGTTGTGGGAACGGTACCGCGTGCCATGCGGATGAGTTTCTCTTCACAGCCTTTTCGGACATCTTCATCGTGCAGGGCGTGTTTTTTTCTCAGTTCATACAGCGTGAGTTCGACAGCGATAGAGCGCAGGTAGGGCGTAGGGTCTGAGGGAATGATGATGAATGACTGGATAAAGGCGATAGCATCATTGATAGCGTCTTCAACAACAAGCTCGTCTATTATGCCCAGAGCATTAAGATCGGAGAGTTGTTGCAGCTCGTTGTCACTGACTTCTTTTTGGAGGTCTGCTTTTGTTATCATCGGTATGCGCTCTCCTTGCGTTTAGTAGGTGTTTAAAATTGACGAGGAACGATTTAAAACTTCTTAGCAACAAAGGAGTCGAATAAAGGCTTAAATCGTTTCTAGGCGAGATATAGGGCAAGGGGCGGACCCCCTTGAAAGTTATTGCCGTTAAGCAGTGAACTTCAGTTTGATCAGCGCACCAGGACGTACACAGTATGGCATCGGTTTTGTTTCCGTTTCAATGCCCCAGCCTTTTCCCTTCTCCAGAAGTTCAGGTTCTGAAGCGAAGAACAGCTTCGGTGCTGTTTTCATAGCATCCATGTGATCTGCTCTTCCGTAAACCATCTGGAATACGTCTTCACTCAGTGGAATAACGACGGCTTCGCGATCAGGAATGAACTGCTGCTTGTCACCGTTTCCATCAACCCATGACGCACGGAATGGAACATAGCGTTTAGAATGGACGACAAGAACACGTTTTCCATCTTCATCAAGCCATTTTGCTTCCCCGGTTTGAAAAAAGTTGCTTGTTTTTGCATCTGCAGCTACAGCGCTGATAAATGATGAACTAGCAAGGATTTCGTATGGAACTTCTTTGCCAAGCTCGTCGACCAGAGCAGTGTCAATCTCATCAAGTGCGATGATATTCTCTTTGTTCTTGAACTCGATAGGATCCGCTGTCGTGTTGAATTCAAAAAGGACAACACCTTCACCGTCTACGACTTTTCCAAACAGCGCACCAGTTGACATGTATTCGATGGTTGTCATGTAGTCGTCTTTATGCTCTTGTAGGATCTCTGTGATCTTCTGCGAGATAGCTTCTACTTTTGCTTCGCCTTCGAGCGATGCGAACTGGTTGATCTCGTTTGCCAGGATCTGGCCGCTAAGACCGAAACGTGGCAGCTCGATAGTGAGCTCGTAGATATCTTTCGTGTCTTTTACGAGTCGGTCTGCGCCTGGTGCAATAGCTTTAAGCACGATTGACGCACCCTTCTTGATCTTAAGCTTTGCCGTGTTGCCGAGAACCGGTTTTGCTTTTGACTTGAAGTATTTGTCAAAGACAA